AATTTCATAAATACAACTTTTAATACACATACGCATATATTTTCATATAATGCCGGTCCGACACCGGCAACGGGTACTACAAATACAGGCTTACCGGTTGGTAGTCAATCGACTGCGGATTTTAGTAATATAAAAGTAGACAATATCAATATTCCGGGGGTTGGAGAGTGATGAATTATAATGAAGGTGATGTTTTAATTGAATTAAAAGAAGATGGCTTTGATTTAAATATTGATAGTGGTTTAATAGAGTTAACCGGCGGATTTGAAACAGCTGTTTTATTATCGCTTTTCGGCGGCAATGATAATAATATTGAGTTTTGGGGTAATAAGTTTGAAACAGAGGTTTTACAAAAATTGAACTCACAAACTCAACTAATATTAACCGGTTTACCGGCAAACCCTAACAATTTAAAAAAATTAGATGAAGCTATTAAAGTTGATTTAGATTGGTTTAAGCAAGATAAAATAGTTGATGAAATAGAGATATTTACTCAGATAATTGCAAAAAATAAAGTAAGAATAACTATCAATATGAAAAAAGATAATAGTATTATTTTTAATACAGTTTATGAGAAAAATTGGTTGTCACAATCAATAAAATAGTGTATAAGCTAAGTGAGGGTATATAATGGCATTAGAAAATAAAACAATTCAAGAAATAAATGACCTTATTATAAATCAATTAGAAGCTCAACTCGGTCAAAATATTCCATTTTTACCTAAGTCTTTTATCAGGATTTTATCTAAAGTATTAGCCGGTGTTTTTATAATACTTTATAAAGTGGCCGGATGGATATTCTTACAATTATTTGTAAGTACGGCAAGTTATAAAGAAGTTACTATTTTAGGTAAAAAAGTCACTCCGCTTATAGAATGGGGTCGATTAGTTGGAGTTGGTGATCCTACTCCGGCAACTCAATGCCGTGTTAAAGTTAATGTTACTGTTAATTCAATTGGTACGAGTTTATTTTCAGGTACTCAATTTATATCGGCAATCAGTGGCATTGTTTATATTACAGATCAAAGCTATATTTTAGATTCTAATCCTTACGAAATAGAATTGATATGTACAAAGTCAGGCACTCAAGGCAATTTGTCTGTTAATGATATTTTAAGTATTTCAAACTCAATTGGCACTATTGAAGATGATGTTACGGTATCTGAAATAATGATAACTGCCGTTGATAAAGAAACTGAATCAGATTACAGAGATAGAATAATTGAGAGATTTCAATTACAACCTCAAGGTGGAGCTTTAGCTGATTATAGAATATGGGCGTCTGATTCTTTAGGCGTTCAACAAACATATATTTATACAGGTGACCCGGCTAATGTTTTAGTTTATGTTGCCGGTAACCCCGATATATACCCGGATAGAATACCGGATACAGCTTTATTATTAGATGTTGGCAATAAGATTGATTTTGACCCTTTAACAGGATTAGCAACTCGACGCCCTTTAACTGCAATTATTGACCCCGCCGGCGATTTAAGTTATACAAATATAAAATCAGTTATTTTAAAAGAGTTTGATGTTGCCGTGACTGATTTATCAATAGATAATATTGCCGACATTTCAGCTCAAATAAAAACATCATTAGAAACATATTTTAATACCCGTGAGCCTTATATAACCGGTTTAAGTTTACCACCTCAAAAAAATGTAATAAGTCAAGCGAATGTTATCGGAGTTGTTGATGACATTGTTAAATCAAACAATGGTACTTTTACAACTGCAATTGTTACATTAGATTCTTTTGTTACAGCTCAATACACTTTAGGTGAAGGTGAGATTGCAAAATTAAACGAATTGAAAGTTAATGGGAGTGTTATTTAATGGCTTTTAATAGGAAGTATTTTAATTTATTTAAATATCTTTTTCCTAAGTCAAAAAACTTTAATTTGTTTATACAAAAAAATATCACAAAGTTTGTTGAAGGTTTAACTGCAATACCTGACGATTTCAGATCTTATATTGATAATATATATTTTGATTTGTTACCGGATACAACAAGATCAATAGAGCTTTGGGAATCTCAATTTGGTATAACAGGCAAAAAAAACGGATTAACAAGCCGACGACTTGCTGTTGCAAATAGATGGAGTATGAAAGGCGGGCAATCTGCTAAATATCTTGAAACATCATTAAGAAATGCCGGTTTTGATGTTTATGTACACGAAAATAATCCGCCCGTTGACCCCGCAACCTTTTTAATTGGTGATTTTATTATGGTTGCAAGAGGTGATAATGCTTATGCCGGTCGATCTGATGCTTATGCCGGTAAAACAACTGAGGGGAGTTTATTAGTCAACGGCTTTATTTCGGTTGCAACTGATGAAAGGTTATATTTAGCTAATGCCGGCAATGGCACTTACGCCGGTAATCAAACTGCAGTTGCTGCGTATTTTACTAACTTTTTTATACAAGATAAACAATATATCGTGCCGACAAATCCGGATGAGTTTCCTTTTGTGTTTTTTATTGGCGGCTTAGCAACTCGAAATGGCAATAATGAATTGATTTCTATTGCAAAAGCTGAAGTTGAAGAATCAAGAAAAGATGAGTTTTTAAAAATGATTTTAACAATAAAACCGGCTCAAAGCTGGGCGGGTTTAATTATAGAATATGTTTTTTAACAGGAGATTAAAATGATAAATTATTTAAGTACATTTGTAAATACGGATGGCAATGCATTTCCTACAACGGCGGCGGTTAATTCATCCGGTCCGGGAACTACTGACGGGACTGAGTTTGTTAAAGCTATGATTGACGATATGTGGGGTTTTAACCAGGCATTACTTGATTATACAGACGATACACCTTCAGGAGTTAGTGAGGCTGCAGGGTTAAGTCAAAGATTAGATTCTATATTAAAAATAACTGCAAATATAACATCTTATACAACAACTTCTAATCACACCGTTTACGAATGGGATAAAAGAGGGATAGTTATAGTTGAATCCGGCGTTGTTACACTTTCATTATTAGCCGGCACTGGATGCGATGAAACAAATAGAGTTATGATTATAAATCAATCAGGCGGTGCGGTTACTATCGATTACGGCTCAGGCACTTATTCATTGTTAAATGGTCAAGTTATTGAGTATGTATATAATACAGTTACAAGTGATTTTGAAGATGTTAGTGGTCGATTTTTAGATAAGAATACAGGCGGCACGGTAACCGGTAATCTTAATGTGACCGGTAAAGTAAAAGAATCAACTTACGATCTTATTCCGACAGGTACTATCCAAATGTTTGCCGGTGCGGCTGCACCTTCAGGTTGGTTAATGGCCGACGGTACGGCAGTATCAAGAACGACTTACGCTTCGTTATTTGCGGTTTGTGGTACTACTTACGGTGCCGGTGATGGTTCAACAACATTCAATTTGCCGGATTTTAGAGGCGCGGCACCTGCGGGAGTTGGTACATCTACGGGTTACACAACTAATGAAACAGTTACACTTGGTCAAAAAATAAATGACAGGTTTCAGGGTCACTTGGCTGAAATATTTGGAGCTGATAATTTAGGTTCAGGTACTGGTATTTCTGGAGCTACAGCGGTTAGCGTTTCAGGCGCAACCGGAACAATTAACAACGGATACAAGTCAACTTTTGGCGGGTCTGCTGATAAAGTTACAAAGTTAGGAAGTGACGGCACTAACGGCACACCTCGAACAGGCACGACAACAAAAACGAAGTCACTCGGTATCAATTTTATAATTAAAATATAAAAATAATTAAAAAAGTAAAGGGGGTAAAATCTAATATGGGAGATGAAAATAAAATGATATTAGATGCAATGTTAGTTGCTATATCTGAGGTGAAACAGAATATAAAAGAATTAAGGGACGAAATAAGAGCCGATATTCAATCTCATAAAGTTGAAAGCGAAAAGGACACTAACAGGATATATGATTATATCGGTGAACTTAGACAAAAAGTAATTGTTATGGAAACGAAAATACAATTATGGCAATGGCTCGGCGGTGTTGCTTTAGTTGGCGCAATAGGTTCTATTATAAGCTCAATAATGGGAATGGTGCTAAAATAATGTTTACTCAAACAGACCCTAAATGGGCGCACATTGAATATGTAAAAGGTGTTACAATCGGTCAATACGGTTGTCTGATTACTTCACTTACTAATATTTTATGCGGTCAATCTTTAGGATATAATGACTATCTCACACCTGCCGTATTTGTAGAATTATGTCAAAATAATAATTGTTTTGATAGTTACGGTAATCTGTTATGGCAACCAGTTGAAAAGTTTTTTTTATTTAAACATTCAAGAGTAAAACAGATATTTGTAGATCAAGGTGTACACTTTATTATACAAGTGCCGTTTCAAAATACCGGTCATTTTTGTAATGTTATATCAAGGAACACTAACGAAATTAAATATTTTGATGTTTATGATGGCAAGGTGAAGCTTGCAAAAGATTATATTAGTATTAGAAAAATAGATTTTAACAAGGGGCTTATATGAACAAAAAAACGGTCTTAGAATGGTTTGATTTTGTGTTTAATAAACTTATACCAAAAAAGCTTTTAGTATGGCTTATAGCAACGATATTAGTGTTTATGGGTAAGCTTACAGCTGACTTGTGGGCGTACCTATCAATGGCGTATCTCGGCACTAATGTTTTACAGAAGTTCACCGGTAAAAAAACGGAGTTGTAATGTGTTTCGATACAAAACATTATTTATTATGCTTACTTATATTGTTGCTTTTGTCTGTGGTTCAGCTCTTACGGGCGGAATCGGATATTACTATTACCAGAGAACAGTTAATGAGTTGGCAAACGAGAATGCAAGACTTAAAAAGACAGCTACTGAACTTGCAAGAGAACTTAAAAACAGCCGACAGCTCAATAGTAAGTTTGCAAGCGAAATTGAAGCTATTATCAATAGAAACAGACAACTTGAAAGTACAATTAACAGAATATCAGACATCAATACAGACACTTCAATCATTGCAGATCGGATTAGAAAAGTCATTGATGATAGCAGAAAGCGAAGCGAACGAATTAACTCAACAATCGACACAATTATTACAGAAATTGACACTGTCCTCAGCGGTGAATAAACAGTTTGAGTTGTATCTGAAAATATTCATTCCATCTGGAATTGTTTTGGGGTTAGCTTTAGGTGTCGGAATAACTTCATTGATTGTATATGGACTATCTCGAATAGGTGTAATAAAAATGACCCTGTAATAAGATTACAGAGTCAAGCTATAATTAAGGAGTGACTAAGAAAAGAGTCGAGTATTTCTAAATTAAATAATAAAAAATGTCAATAAAAATCGGCGTCTTTTAATATATTTTAACTCCTCACTTATATTAAATACGCCGTTTTTATTGATTATTCCATATCTTTTCATGTAAATAATAAATTATAGTGTTAATTACATTGAGTAATATTGTAATTTCAAGTGCTTTTTTGGATTGCAAACCTAATATTATTGACACAAGATAACTTGATAATAACATTGTGATCCGCCAACTTATAGATTTATATAATAATTTCATATTATTTCTTGTTTTAATAATTTGCCAATTTGCCAATTAAATATATTTTGAGCATCTGCGATTGGTTTTCGGGTTGCCGGCTCTAACCATGCACGGCTTTTAATATTCGCGCTTTTTTGTGAGAAATTATATAAATGTCTTTTCTTAAAATTAGCGCGTCCATTTATACTCTGAAAACTTGTTATTTGATACATATTACTTTTATAAGATAAAAACTTATTTAACTTTTTAGCCATATAAGCAGCTGCAACTAATCTTGACCTGCGGGTGCCTTTTCCATTATCCCAATTGATAATATTTCGTTTAACCTTACGCATATAATATGATTTATTTACACGGCGTTTATTTGAGCCATCCCGTGCCCCATCTTGAGCCATTGTCAATATCCCGTTTTTTCCTTGTTTAATTCCGCCGGTTTCTTGTAATTCCATATATGAAGCTTTTTGAGTAGCTCCGACTCTTACAACTTGCCTGGACGGTTTTATATAATCTGTTTTTTCAACTTGTATATTTCGTTGAGTAAAATTACTTCTAATTGTGAAATTATCGTTAATATTTTTGATTGCATTTTTTCGCACCAAAAAGCCAATAGTATTTAGAGTGTTTTTACTCGCAATGCCTATGGCTTTTTGTATATTTACGAATCCGTGATTTGCTTTTTGTGTATCAATATCTAATTTATATAATGCCATATGAAAATATTATCACAAATTATTTACTTTTTCAAGTCAATACTTTCATATATTTTCTTTAACTCATCTCTATAAGATGAAGTTTTAATATTTTTATCGTCAAGATCAGACATTAACACATCTAAAAACTTTCGTAATTTATAATTCATCATACTTATTTTTTTAAACTGTTCAACTAATTCGTCTAATTTTGACATAGTATTATTAGATTGTGACATTTTCATCCCCTTGTAAAATCTTTTCAATAATTTTATAATTGATACATTTTCTAATTATATATTCTTTTTGCCTTTGATGTGATATAACTATTTGCTCTAATATATTTTTTGCAAAGTTATTATTATCTCTTTTTGCTAAAAAACACTCTATTTTTTCAATTTCTAAATCTGTCATTATTTCACCTCATATCTTTTTTTACTTAAATCAATACCTATTTTTTTTAACAACTTCCATGCAGTTGTTTGTGAACAACCTAAGGCATAAGCAACTCCACGCACATTACCATGCACATTATACAATTGAGTTAATCGATCTTTAGTTATTTCTTGCTTCATCTTCATTTACCTCCAATTCCCCTAAAATATCAAAGTATAAACTAATATTATACTGCTTCACATACCATATCCCGCTCATAAAACCTCCGTATTATTTTATAAAATGTATTTTCTTTTTTATAAGTTATAGTTTTCGGCATTTTTGCTTTTTGTAAATAATCAACATCATATTGAGTGATACCCATTTCAGATAACACCTTTCTTGCTTTTAAACCGGCATATCCATCGTGATTTATACAAAAAAACTCAAAAATAGACTTTTCGCCAATTTCACCGTAATATGTTACTTTTAATAATTCTTTTTGTGATTTTTTAGAAAAAAACAACTCCCATCTC